GTCATTTATACATACGTGATGTTTTTTTTTTTTTAAATAAACAAATTAAGGTGGTGGAATAATCCCCCCTTCATCATCTTCATCATCTTCATCATCTTCATCATCTTCATCACCTTCATCATCTTCATCATCTTCATAACCTTCATCATCTTCATCATCTTCATCACCTTCATTTGTATAATAGAGGTAATCATCGATGTCCATTTCAATATTACATGGTGATAATATGAGTGAATGATCAGCATATTTTAACATAAGATAGGTAATCGAAGCGAGTAATCCACTATGAATAATAAGTAATATATTCTTATTCTCAATAGAGAGACACTCTTTCGTAAAGTTCATTAAACTAGGATGAAAGAAAAAAATGCCAAGGAGAAATAAAACAATAGCAAACTTATATCTTACAACACCCTTTTTTACTACATAATCATCATAATCATAATCTTTTACACCATATTCATTATTTTCCTCCATTTGTTTATTTATAATACATATATATATATTTTTTCCAGTATTTAAAATATAGTTATAAAAGAAAAGAAAGGTAGATAATGAAATCATTATATTTTATAAGACATGGAATTTCACAACATAATGTCCTCTATCATAATTTAGGGAAAAGGGTATTTTATGATCCAAGATATTATGATACAAAGCTAACACAAGAAGGTGTCCAACAATCTATATTACTTAGTAATACATGGAGAGATATTGATAAAGTTGAATTAGTACTCTGTTCTTCTCTATCACGGACATTAGAAACCGCGCGTAATATTTTTGTAAATATGTCGGTTCCAATTATTGCTTTAGATATCCTTAAAGAATTTCCTCAAGGACTCCAGACTTGTAATAAACGGAGAGAGAAAAGGCAATTAATCGAAGAATATACAGAGGTGGATTTTACAAATGTAGATGAAACAGATACAATGTGGAATCCTGAGAGGGAAGAAACAATAGATGAATTAAATCAACGGATTGATCAATTCAACCATTTTATTAAAAATAGGAAAGAAACCGAGATTGCAATTATAGGACATAATTCATTTATCGGGCAATACAAGGATAAGAAAATAGGCTTAATTGAGAATGGAAATGATGAATTATTACACTGTTACCCGTATAAAGTTAATTTTAAATTATAAAATTTAAATATGTAACATTAATATAATGAATAATGATATGAAAATTATATTTTTCACTCTAATAGTTTACTTCCTAATGGATCGTTTTCAAGTATTTAATCTTGTTCACCGTAATATGAAAGGATATGATATAAGATTTATCTACGGTGTAAAAATTGCATTATTAACACTTGTTCTCTATGTTTCTATTAAGAATATACCTTATTTTCATGGGATAGAGGGTATTACAAATCAAGAAGTTACACTTGAAGAATTTGTAATACATTTAAGAAATATGGTTTATAAATTTTATGAATGTGATGATAATAATAGTTTACGATGTAAGATCTTATTTTTAGAAAAACGATTATCAACCCAAATTGATGCAAGTTTAAAAACAGAAATTATAGATACACTACGAAAATATCAAAAGAAAGAAGGATGTGATGTTGATACACGTTCAATCCTATTTTTTCTTGGATTATTGAATATTTATTCTTCATGTAATAATTATGAAGAATGCCTTTCACATATGAAATACAAGATAAACATATATTATCCATGTATTAAAAATAACTTATATCCTGAAGATCAAAAAATAATCCAATCCTTCTACAATCAAATCAAGGAAAAAGAGGAAATGAACCTTGAGGAAATTAAATGTGACGAAAGTAGTCAAAAGAATGTAAATACGAATACGAATGTAAATACGAATACGAATGTAAATACGAACAAGAATGTAAATACGAACAAGAATGTAAATACGAATACGAATGTAAATACGAACAAGAATGTAAATACGAACAAGAATGTAAATACGAACAAGAATGTAAATACGAATACGAATGTAAATACGAACAAGAATGTAAATACGAACAAGAATGTAAATACGAACAAGAATGTAAATACGAACAAGAATGTAAATACGAACAAGGCCGGTGAATAGTTACTTCCGTTTTTTTTAAATTTGATTTTTTTTTAATATTCATTAGTAATTAACTATTGATTTTATCATGCGTCTTACAAATTATATTTATCCTCATATTGATGAGGATCCACGGGAAGGGTGTCAGATGATAGATTCTACAAGGTATCGTTGTACAAAGTGTATTCAGTATGGGATTATTAATCCTGAAGAAATGAGGACCGAACCATGTACTATTTGTGCAATGGCGAATGGTGGTGCTTGGGGATGGGAAGATGGCCATTATGGGGACCCTAGGTATTCATTTAAGACAAATGGGTGTCCACCAGGAAGAGATAGTATTACAGATGTCCTTTCAAATCATGATGTTGATCCAGATAATGATTGGTTCATTACAGATGAAGAAGTTGTCCTTGGCTTTGCTCAATATGCTCTCTACAACCATTACAAATGGAAAGATATTCTTGATTTAAAAGAAGGTGTGTCGAAACATAGAACAGGGATCCCTCCAATGAGTTACCTGCAACCACCCGAAGATAATACTGATTATCATTGGTATTGGTGGAAGATTATTCCATATGGTGTTGTTCTTCCAAAGAGGTTAAGAAATGTTCTTGAGAAACAACTCGTTCAATATCAACTTGAAATGGTTAATTCCGAACTTTTTGTTCCAAAGACCCATCAATTAAAAGGAGATCGTGAACTATCGGATGATATTTGGGAAACCTTCTGGGATACGTATGTTGAACCTGGACATGTAGCCCATCTCTTCAGTCTAACACTCAAAACGATACTTGAAATATGTATTCCCCATACAAGTATTCGTGAGAGCCAACGGGGTTGGTTTAATCAAGAACTGAATAGTTTTACGATTGTCGAACACCAAGACATAGAAGAATGTAATCTTCCTGAATGTGATAAATTATGGGTATATCTTTGTTGTCCTTCAAGGTTTACAGAAAATACAAAATATTTTATCTTACGAGGTGAAGGGTTGCTCTTTAATGATAATTATTCAGAAGGTGAACGTATTCTACGAATACTTGATCGAGATATTTTCGGGACATATTTGACGGATGTAATTACTTATTCATGTAGGAATGCTTTCTATAGAAGGGGAAATATTATGAATCATTCACATAGCATAAAAGATCTTTGGAACACACTTAATAATGATATATTTTCACTCTCCTTTGATGTGGTTAGGAATCTATGTATAGAGAGCACAGATTGGTTTGAAGAACGTTTAATGTATGTTCATATTATGGATGATTATGGTAATGAAAGATTTTTCCGTGAGGATAATTATAGTACCATTGTTAGTGATAATGGGGACGACAATAGTTACCATGTAATTGAATATGAAATTAACACACATGGTGAAGAAGATAATATACACGAATGGACTGAACATATTAATAAACTAAAGGAACTCCAAATGATAATTGATGATGACGGTGTTAAGGATAAGGTTGATGAAGGAATATATCTAAAACTTATGAATGGTCTAGGGGAGTTGTATAAAATGTATCAATGAAAATAATTTACTTAAATAAAAATGATTCAATGATAATACAATGGAAACACATACGATTGATAAAGATTCAATTATAATAATTATTAAAGGGAAAGAATTATGTGAACTTTATTATCAGATTCTCCCTCATACTGTATATACTGGGGATGAATTATTCCCCTACGAAGATAAATCACTTTTTAATCATTTAAGTAGAGATGAAAGACATTTCGATTTAATCATTATTGGAAAAAAAATAATCAAACAACAAATAGATACAATTAAAAATGAAATTTTACAAAAAACAGTATGTAGTATTCATCATTTTATTTTTGAGTATGAGGATCTATTAGATGATACAATTGAAGTTCAATTTAATTACCATAGTATAACTATTACAGGTATGAAAGATAAAAATAAGATTCAATATTTTTTTAAGGATGATAGTTGGATTGAACATAATCTAAATATTCTATGGTAATATAGTATGTCATGTTTTTGGGATACTTTATTAAGTAAGATAAATAAAGAGGATATTCAAACAATTTTATCGCTTCATAACCCTACACCGAAAGATTTTGCAAATACATTAAAAAATAAGAACATTCCAACGGATAACGTTTTGTGGATGGGGGCAGAGATAACTCAACAGATGAAAGAGGAAAATATGAAACATATTAATGATTACAATAGTTCTACAATTCCCAATGGATATTTATGTTCATCATGTGATCCATTTTTATTGTTAATTACAGAATTATTTCAGATTAAGATAATACATAATTACAATAAAGTTGTAATAAATTATCAACAGAAAATCTATAATAAATATACAATAACTATTCATAATGATAAGGGACATATGTGGTAATATTTAAAGGATTGTATTGAATGAATAGTTAAAATGTTTTCATGTCTACGACGTTGTTTTTGTACAAAAATAAGAAGGAAAAATAAGAAAGAACCTTATATTTTACAACTTACGGATGATAAATACTATGTTGGTGAATCAAGTGATGTAAAAAGAAGAACATGGTTGCATGAAAATGGCAATGGTTCAGCATGGACAAAAAAATACAATGTTATCAAAAGTATTGAACCTGAGTACAACAAAGAGAATAATTTTCATGAATTAATTCAAACATTAGAAACAATCAAAAAACATGGTATAGAGAATGTTAGAGGTTCATTATTTACAAGTCCATTTCCTTTAACACAATATGAAAAAGTTATGGCTGCCCAACTATATTGTGAGTTACATGGATTATGTCGTAAGTGTGGTGGGAAAGGGCATTTTATTACGCAATGTAAAGATAAAGAAGTTGAAGAATGGGTACAACAATTTGGAGGAGTATTAGATTTTAATAGAATAGATACAAAACGTGTTTGTTTATCATGTGATGTTGATATTACATCATTGCCTAAAAATTATAGATATTGTCGAAAGTGTTTCTATGAAAAAAATAAGTATTAAATATACCCTACATATTTAGAATAAATGATGCAATAAATAACATAGAGTATCGCCCAATGAACGGCATATATTTCAAGTGATCGTTTACCGATATCTTTAAAAATATTAGATACAGGATTATCTACCAGATATTTTGGTGTATTTATTTCATTGTTCAGTAAATAATGTCCAATGAATACTCCTACACAGATTAACAATATCCATGGAAGAATAGGGAAATGATCTACAGCTGAATAACGATCATTATAGAAACCACTGATAAATGCGATTGGAGAAGGAATGCTGTGGAATAGTTCAGGATGTACCTTATTTAGGATGAATAATGTAATTAATAATCCAGTAATTACCTTCATTGTTTCAACATTATCAACAAACATAAAAAGAAGAAGGGAGGAGAATGCAACAAAGTGAAGAATCCCAAACTTCACGTACCTTTCCTGGAAAACATAGTAAGTAAATATACTCATAAGAATCGCATAGAAAGCTATTTTACCGATACGTTTCAGGTGATATGATGTATCCTTATTTTTTTTCTTCGCAAAGACTAAATTAACCCCTACACAAGTGATAAATATTATCTGTGCGATTTTTGCAACTGTTTTTAAGGTAATTGTATCATATTCAAATTCCTTAAAACCATATTGATTGGGAAAATAGAACAAATGAAAGACAACCATACATATGACAGCAACCCCTTTGAGAATATCAATTTCATTATATCTTTTCATTATATTATATTATATAATAACAATTAAAAAATTTGAATTTATCTATTTAAAAAATATTCAACAACTATACATATATGGCTAATAAGAAGGTTAAAGTAGAAGAAGAATATGAGGAGAAGGATCTCCGGACACATATTTATGAGACAACAGATACATATGCTGGATCAGATCAATTAATTAAGGCACCTCTTGCGATAATGAAAGAGGGAGAAAAAAACATTTCTTTACAAGATACAGAATATATACCTGTTATTTACAAAATGTTTGATGAGATTATTGTCAATGCGAGAGATCAGAGGGAACGATTGAAGGATCGTGAAGGAGCGGTTCAACTTACAGAGATCAAAGTAGATATTAATAAAGAGACAGGTGTTGTAAGTGTTTATAATAATGGCGATGGAATTAAGATTGAAAAACATAGTAGTGGATTGTATAATCCTCAGCTTATCTTTGGAAGATTGCTAACATCTGGAAATTATAAGAAAGGTGAAAAGAGAACAGTTGGTGGTAAGAATGGATATGGTGCAAAGATTGTGAATATCTTTTCTACCTCTTTTGATGTTGAAACGGGAGACCGTTTTACAAAGAAGAAGTATACCCAGCATTTTCATGAGAATATGAAAAAGGTTGATGACCCTGTAATTAATAAATTTAGTGGGAAACCTTATACAAAGATTACATGGAAAACTGATTTTCATAGATTTGGAATCACTGGATTTACCAATGATATGGTTGCTCTTATGAAACGTAGGGTTTATGATATAGCAGGTGTAACTGATAGCAAGGTAAGTGTATTTTACAATGGTAAGAAAATTAATATTAAGTCATTCCAAGATTATATTGATTTGTATCCAAGCATTAGTTCAAAAACATATGAAAAACTATCAGATCGTTGGGAATTAGGCATTTGTGTTTCACCCAATGATAAGTTCGAACAAAGTTCATTTGTTAACGGTATTTCAACGCCTAATGGTGGTATTCATGTTGATGTTGTAACAAAGATTGTCTCATCATTAGTTGTAAAATATATTAAGAAGAAGCATAAAAAGGATGTTCAAGAGAAATATGTGAAGAATTATTTATCTATTTATTTGAATTGTATTATTGAGAATCCATCATTTGATTCCCAAGCAAAGGAGCGATTGATTACTCCGAAATCAAAGTTTGGATCAAAACCAGAGATTAATGAAAAGTTGATTAAGAAGGTATGTGATTCTGGTTTATCAGAGAAGGTGATGCAATTCTCTGATTTTAAGGAAAATACATTGGCAAAGAAGACAAATGGGGTAAAGAAAAACAAGTTGAGAGATATTCCAAAGCTCGATGACGCGAATTGGGCTGGAACCCGTCGTTCCGAACAATGTACATTAATACTTACGGAGGGTGATTCAGCGAAGTCAATGGCAATTGCAGGATTATCTGTTGTAGGGAGAGATAAATATGGTGTCTTTCCTTTGAAGGGTAAAGTTCTCAATGTTCGTGACGCCAATATCAAACAAATTGTGAATAATGTAGAAATTACAAATATTAAGAAAATCCTAGGTCTAGAATCTGGAAAGAAGTATGCAAATATTAAAACCCTCCGTTATGGGAAGGTTATGATAATGACTGATCAAGACCATGATGGATCCCACATTAAAGGTTTAGTCCTCAATATGTTTCATAGTCTATGGCCTGAGCTACTTCAACTGAACTATGTAAATTGTATGGTAACACCCATTATCAAAGCAAATCAAGGGAAAAAGATTAAATCCTTTTATACCTTGACAGATTATAATAAATGGAAGAATAAAGGTACAAATAATAAATGGAATATCAAGTATTACAAGGGGTTGGGGACATCGACATCAAATGAAGCGAAAGATTATTTTAGAGATTTAAAAGTGAATCAATACATTACGAATGAGGATACAGATGGATCAATGACCCTTGCATTTAAAAAGACAGAGGCAGATCAACGAAAGGGTTGGTTAAAAACCTATAAGGAGGAAGAAATCCTTGATTACAATTGTACGGAAACGAAGATTACTGATTTCATTAATCGTGAATTCAAGCACTTTTCAAACTCTGATAATATGAGATCAATTGGATCTTGTATCGATGGTTTGAAAGTTTCTCAGAGAAAGATCCTATTCTCTTGTTTGAAAAGGAAGTTGTATAAAGAAATTCGGGTAGCACAACTTTCCGGTTATGTGAGTGAACAGGCCGCATACCATCATGGAGAGGCTTCCCTTCAAGGGGCAATTATTGGTATGGCTCAGAACTTTGTAGGGGCCAATAATATTAACCTACTTCAACCGAATGGACAATTTGGGACCCGTATTATGGGAGGTAATGATTCAGCAAGTGCAAGATATATCCATACTCAATTGAATCCAATCGTCGATACAATTTTCCCACAATCGGATTTACCTTTATTAGAATACATTAATGACGATGGATTAATGGTTGAGCCAAAATGGTATTGTCCAATTCTGCCTATGGTTCTAGTAAATGGAATGATCGGAATCGGGACAGGTTTTAGTACAAAAATACCTCAATACGATCCCCTCGATTGTACAAATAATATTAAGAGAAAAATGAGTGGACTTCCATACTTATCAATGAAACCCTATTACCGGGGATTTAAAGGAAGAGTTGTGAAAGTCGATGAGAAAGGAATTTCAAAGTTTATTACAAAGGGTAAGTATCATATTGAAGATGACAAAGTTATCATTACAGAATTACCGGTTGGATATTGGACCCATGATTTTAAGGAGTTTTTAGAGAAGACGATTCAAATGGATGATTCATGGATCCTCGACTATGAAAACCATTCTACAGATGAGAAAGTAAAATTTGTGGTGAAGATAAATGATGAAACACTCTTTGACAATACATACAAGGTAAAGGATGTAATTGAAGAGAAATTTAAACTCACAACCCCTAAGTCAACTACAAATATTCATCTCTATACAAAGGATGGAGCAATTAAGAAGTATGATACCATTTATCAAGTTATTGATGAACATTATTACGTCCGGTTGAATATGTATCAAAAAAGAAAGGATTATCAACTGGAAACTCTAACAAAAGGAATTCAATTGCTGGAATCAAAAATGAGATTTATTGAATCTGTTATTGATGAGAAGATACAGGTCTACAAGAAATCAAAGCAATCAATCATTGATGCATTAAAATCATTTGAATTTCCCTTCTATGAAAACAATTGTATCGTTGAATACGAGGATAAAGAAATTACAACTGAATATAATTATCTATTGAACCTTTCTGTATATAGCTTTACACTGGAAAAGGTAGAAGAGTTAAAGGAAGACATTCTAAAGAATAAGAATGAGTTTGATGAATTAAAAAAGAAGGATATCAAGGATATTTGGAGAGAAGAATTGGACAATTTTGAAAAGGAATATAAGAAGATGTAAAAATTTTAATATTTAAAAAATTAATAATTAAACAATTAAAGCAATGAACTTTTTTGAAAGAATAGTCTATTCATTTACTTTTTTATTCAATAAGTATGTAGGATTTACATGTACTGAAAATACTTTACATTGGTTTGAAAATCTGATGATTCGTAAATATGTTTCCAAGGAAAGAATAGATCCAATAAGTATACCCACAATCAATGCTGATGAATTAACAAATGATCAATTTGTCAAGTTATCAAATAATTATCGGAACCCTGTACTGATTAAAGGATATATGAAAGATACAAGAGCAGTTAAAGAATGGGATATAGCTTATTTACAAAATATTATTGGAGATTTTAGTATTAATATATTACATAAATCTTCAACGGTATCCATTAAAGAGAATACATTTAATGATTTTGTAGATAATATGAAATCTAAGAATATATACATTAATAATAATCATACAATACTTTCCAAATTTCCTGTCTTATTCAATGATATTAAAATACAATTTAATAATTTTATAGGAACATTAACGAGTACTAACTTACGAAATATTCATATTGCTAATTTATTCATTGGATACAATCAAAAAGATAAAAAAACAGGGAGTAATATGCATTGTGGAGGAAGTGGTAACTTTTTTTGTATGATTCAAGGTAAAAAAAGATGGACATTAATTGATCCAAAATATAGTTGCTTATTGAAAGGGAGAGCTGCTCAGTCTGGGATACATGCACAAACGCTCTTTGATATGCCAGATACGGATATATCAAAACACCCGAAAATATTTATGCATATACCTCGATATGATATTACATTGGAACCAGGGGATATTTTATGGAATGCTCCATGGTGGTGGCATAGAATAGAGAATATGAATGAAGAGAGTATTAATATAGGATTAGCAATCAGAAACAATAAAGTAACAAAGTTAAATTTACAGAATAACTTTACGTATACATTCTCAGGATACACTTATTTATTATACAATACATTTGCAATAGGATTATACGAAAGGTTTATGTTACAGAAAGATAAACATTTTAATACAAACGAAGAAAAGAAGAAGACGAATGTCCTGTATCAAATTGAACAATTAATCAAACAGTATCCTAAAACAACCACATACGAGGAAGTGATACATGGACAAAAGGATAAATAATATTTATTATATAATATATATATAATGAATAAGAATACTAAAAATACGATCCTTGCTTTTATCATTGGTTCTTCGTGGCTATCTTTTGGATTATGGTTTAAATGGTTTCAAGAGTATAAAAACAATGATAAATATGATACAAATAATTGTGTAAAAAAACTTTTCAATGTCGAATTGTATTATTTTTATACTATATTTGCTCCTCTTTATATTGGATTAATGTGTTCATGTGCTGTAATGATTAGTATCTATTTTAAGTATTCGGTCCGTAAAAGTTTTTTCATTATTAGTTTAATATCACCAGTATTGGTATATATTGCGATTAATTTATGTAATGTATACAATTGGACAGATGAAAGATACAGAGAACAATTGATAAGATTATTTATATTTCATTCACTCCTTTACAATATAATTAATGTAACAATTTATGAGATGTTAGCTAATTAAATTTTTTTAGACTGGGTAATGTTACGAGAATCCAACCAATCACCATGAATGTTACAAAGTATTCTGTGGATTTATTTGGCATTATCTTTATTTTGTATTGTTTCATAAATCGAACATATGCATACAACCAACTTGCATAAAGTATTATATAAAGTATGAATTCAAACGTTTCCTCTTTAACTACTAGACCCATTTTACGGAAAATGCCATTTAAGAACTGATTTTCAATTTCATCATCTACATTTGGATCCGTTGATTGATAGTGAACCATATTTCTTAGTTTTGTTAACCAACAAGAGCCATCAGTATCATTCCAATCGATAACTAGATAGGGGGTAGATAATAAGAAAATAGGTATATATTCTTTGGGTATGATATAACCACCAATCATTAAGGATAATGCTAATAATAAATGAAATAATTCAATGATATGGATGATTACCTTTTTCATATATATATATATATATATATATTTGAAAATAAAATAGAAGATTAATTGGTGAGTATTAATTAATTCCGATGGGAAGCCAATTGAATCAGAAAGGAAGTAATTCGATATGATAAAATTTTTAATTAATATTATGGTAAACGAACTTTATATTTATCAGTAATATGTTGATCAACCCTTCGAGTAGGTCCTCCCATAATATACGAATACATACGGGCTTTACCCCATGAAGTTGCCGTTTGATTAGGTCGTGAACCACTACTATAATATGCCCCTTTCCCTTTCTTAACAACTTCTTTTAAAGCCTTTGTTGGAATACCTGTAGCACCTTCTATATCTTTGTAGGTCTTTATACCTTTGCCATATTTAGTTTCAAACTTGGTTACCCACGAACTCTTTTTATGTTTATAACTTTTTAGTTTCGGACGATTAACATAATTACCTTTTTTATATGCGTTAGATGATCTTCGAATACTTTTAATTTGTTTTTTTCTATCTTTTGTAGATAAACGTGCTGTATAATGTTTTGGAAGTCTTCTTTTCTTATGAGTTGTTTTCTTTTTTTTATTTTTTTTCTTTCCTCCTTTTTTTTCAGATAATTGATTATATTTTATTATTCTTTTTTTCATATCTTTGGATGCCTCAATCATCCATTTGATACCTTCAGTTGTTAACATAATTTTAATTATTCTATATTAAGTTAAAATATTTAAAAAAATATAGTACTTAATAAGTATAAATGGGAGAAAACGAAGAAAAGGTTGATTATCTCGAAGTGGATGATTCAATTCCAGGACAGAATTATGTATGTTTATCATTTGTTTCACCTGAAGCGATGATTGATTCCAAGGAGTCATTTAAAGTAGCAAAATTCCTTCAATCGGTATGCAAGGATAAAGATATGGATTTTAAGAAGGTTATGGAACAATACAAAGATTTTACTTACAAATTTTCGGATGAACTACAGAAAGATTTTGATGAACAAAATGATTTCAAAACGAATATCCGTGGATTAAAGGTTCGCGGAACCTATAATACTAAGGAGGAAGCTGAAAAACGAGCAAAGAAACTTCAAGGTTTAGATAGTGAATTTCACGTCTTTGTAGGACAGGTAGGGTATTGGCTACCATGGGATCCATGTGCAGATAAAATTGAAGATGAAACCTTTATTAATTCACAGTTGAATGATATGATGGAAAAATACAAGGAGAATAATATTAACAAAGATATCTTCTATGAAGAACAGAAGAGAGATAAGGTAAAGGCGGCAAAAGAAGAAGCCATTCGCAAGAAAAAAGAACAAATTGAACAGGAGAAATTAGAAAAAGGAAAAGAAAAGGAAGGATTAAAAGAAGATATTCAAGAACCTGAGGAAGAAGTTGAAGTCATTAAGGAAGTAGTTGGTGAAGAAGAAGTGAAACAGAAAGATGATGGCCCGTGTGAAGACTGCCCAAAGAAAGATGATGAACCTTGTGAAGACTGCCCAAAGAAAGATGATGGCCCGTGTGAAGGTTGTCCAAAAGAACCTGAACCGGAAAAAGAACCTGAACCGGAACCAGAAGCTGAACCGGAACCAGAAGCTGAAGTAAAAGAAGCTGAAGTAAAAGAAGCTGAAGTAAAAGAAGCTGAAGTAAAAGAAGCTGAAGTAAAAGAAGCTGAAGTAAAAGAAGCTGAAGTAAAAGAAGCTGAAAAAGTAGAACAGCCAGAGGTAAAAGAATTAGACAGTGATTTGAAACAATCATTGGAAGATGTAGATCCATGGATGGCTAATAAATTAAAAGAAGAATCAGCATAAATATATACATACTATTATATGAAGTCAATTATAACAACTCTATTTTTAGCAATGGCAATGATAATAACTTATGGACTTGTAAATTATTATGATAGAAAGAGTTTAAAAAAGTGTAAAATTTATTATTTACCCCGTAAAGAATAAAAAATAAGAATTAAATATTAATAATAATATATGAAAATAACATTACTATTATTTGTTTTAGGGATATTATTAATCACTGCCGGATATGCACAACAGATAAAACCAAGTTGTGAAAAGGGAATTGAAGTGAAATATGTACCTCGTAATGTTTTTGATCAATTAGAAGAATCAAAACCATATTCAGAATAAGACTATTTACACACACGATAGAATGGATATTCTCCACATTTATCACTATTTCTCATAATTTGACATATATCTCCAGAAGATAACCGTAACATCTTACTCATAATATCATTTTTAAGAATAATAGGTAATTGATTTAAATTACAATTGCACTTTTCTAGAATTTCTTGAATTTCTTTTTCTCCACGAATAGCTTCATGTTTCGGAACGAGGCGGTGTTTAAGTATATTATTTGTAAAGTTATCAATATTAAATAGATGAATGTTCCGAAAATGTTTTTTTTCTAAATAGTAATTACTTTTTTTCATTTCTTGTTGTATCTCATCTGATAAATCCTCATTGTCAAAATAACTTTGGAGCTTAATATTTAATGCTTCAAAGCTTTTTTCAAGTGATTCTGAAACTACATCATTAATAATGACAAATAAACTATCTTCTTTATTAATAGACCCTTCATTATAATAATCTTCTAACTTATCACATGCTGTTTTTGTTACTTTTGAACTTGATTTTCCATTCTCAGGGAAATTATAATAAATAATATGAAGGTTGTAAGAAGGGATATGTCTATGGCTTACAGAAAAATTACAAGCACCTGCAACACCTGGGAAAGGGGAATGGTTTGCGGAAGATAAAGCATACAATTTATCAATTTCTTGATCTGAATAATCAGGTAATTCATCCATAATCCATTCTGTAGACAGAATTTCTTTTAAGCTATATCTTGAACGATTTACTTTTTGACTACTACTCATTTAATTATTTATTATATTATTGTTTTATATAATAAATCAAATTTAATTCACATATAAATATTTTGTGTTTTTTTATCTTTTTCAAAGTTCTCTGGTTTGTTTTTTTCAATGATATCAAAGAAAATATCGATTTTATTTAAAATAGTATCACACTTACGATTAAAGAATAGGAATTCTTGTAACATTGCTGTTGTAAATTCTTTGGATTTAATTTTTTCATAGAATTTATCAAAATTGTTTTTTTGTTGAGGAAGAACCGTTTCAAAAATCGATTGTGTTTGATATTTATCTGCATACCCTAATTCAAAACGATAATCAACTCTACAAGAACGTAAGAGGGCATAATCAAGGACTTCAGGTTTATTTGCTGTGATAAATAATAATGTTCCTTCAACACAAGAGAAACCATCAAAACAATTAAGCAATGATTGAAGACTAAGTGAATTATGAATATCATCACCTTTTTTTCTATCGGTGAAAATTGAATCAATGTCTTCAATTACAATAATCCTTTTTTTTTCTTCTTTCTCTTCTAAGAAAGAGATAGCATCGATTAACATATAATCAGTAAGTTCTTTTGAAATAGGAATTACATAAACATCACAATCAAAATATGAAGCAATTGTATTAATTGTAGATGTTTTTCCAGAACCAGGAACACCATATAACATGAAAACACATTTATAAGGAATACCAAAAGATAGATATTCTTCCCTTGTTCCGGGGGAATAGAAGTCTTCTACTTTTTCTAACAAACTTTCTTTTTGACCCTTTTTTAAGTAGAGTGTTTCAATTGGTCTTTTTGGACTTTTAAATAAAAGATTCCAATATTCTTTCCTCCATATAAAAATCTTAATTGTTTTATTCGATGATTTCTTTGATTTCTTAATTTGATCTTCACAGAATTGTTTTGCAACATCTACAAATTTAATAAGTGTTTCCTTTGTATCACATTTGAGAGTTAATCGTTTTAGGATAATTTCTTCTATTTGGCCACAACATTTTTTGGAAGGAATAATAATTTTTTGAATACCATCTTCTTTTCTAAGTGTTTCTAATTGAAAATGAATTGTTTTTTCATGAAAATCAAATTGAAATGAAGTATCTTCGGTTGCACATATCTTAATCTTATGTTCTTTTTCACCTCTTCTTCTGTATTGATAAGGTTTTAAGGTTGATTCGGATAGATAGTTAAATTTATTTACTTTTTCTGACAATTGTTCTTCACTACAAATATAATGTAAGACATAATTGTAGAATTCATTATTACTTAATAGAATTAATTCCTTATCCATTTAATGAATAATAATGAAAACCCCTTAAATAAAAATATATATATATATTATAAAATGATTAAAGATGCGTGTAAGGATATGGACTCACCGCTGAAATGTAGAAAAAAGGGTTGTGAATGGCATAAGGATATGTGTAAGGAAAAAAACAACAATAAAAACAACAACAAGCCCACGATTAACAAAGAAATAAACATCCGCACGAATAACAATAAAAAGAACAATAACAATAACAATGAAAAGAACAATAACAATGAAAAGAACAATAACAATGAAAAGAACAATAACAATGAAAAGAACAATAACAATGTAAAGAACAATAACAATGAAAAGAACAATAACAATGAAAAGAACAATAACAATGAAAAGAACAATAACAATGAAAAGAACAACAACAATGAAAATAACAATTCAAAACCAGAAACATTCGGTAATATCCTTTCTGGTTTTGAATTCAATGATTCATGTATGGTTATTACAATTGTATTTATTATCCTTTTTATGTACAAAGAGGAAATTATGAAATCCACATTTGTTAAGAAGTTGCTTAAATAAATATATTGACAATAGTATAAATGACGGTCAAACAACAAATCGACGACATAGTTTCTGAAGTTAAGGAAATATTAGGTTTAGAAGAAAGAGAAAAATTCACTAATGATTTTCAAGTCAATCAAACATGTATGTTTTTAATTGTATTGTATGTATTCTTATTTCTATATAAGAAAGAAGTTATGGTTATGGTAAATAAGTTTTTAAAAAAGTTAAAATAAATTTGAAGTAATATATATTTTTTTAAAGTAAAGTTTTATGGAAATCTACGATATTATTCATGGTAATATTGTAATTGAAGGCCTTGCACAGAAAATTATTGATACTGAAGAATTTCAACGTTTAAGAAATATTAAGCAATTAGGTTGTTGTAACTTCGTATTCCCTGGAGCGGTCCATACACGTTTTGAACATTCAATCGGTGTTTATCACTTATCAAAAAAATACATTGATATTTTGAATAAAGAGAAAGAATATTTCACTCCTAGGGAAAAAGAATGTATTTCGGTCGCAGGATTAATACATGATATTGGACATGGACCTTATAGTCATTTATTTGATGAATTATTTTCAAAGGATAAGAATCATGAATATCGTTCAGGTGAATTGTTCAAAAGAATGAATGAGAAGTATAAGTTAGGATTTAATCCTAGTGAAATTCAAAATATGATTCATTTTATTTATCCTAAAAATGTTTTAATCAATGCCGAAGAAAAATACAAGTATCAAATTATATCAAATAATAATGGTATTGATGTAGACCGTTTTGACTATCTAATGAGAGATATTAAGATGACTGGATTAAATTATGGTATTGAATATGAAAGAATTATGAATCATTCAAGAATTGAAAACAATGAAATTATTTATTCTGAAAAAGTAAAAACAAATATCGACGAATTCTTTCGTATAAGATTTATCATGTATAAAGAAGTATATAATCACAGAACTGTAAGAGGGATTGAATTCATGATGAAGGATTTTATAAAGATATTTAGTGGATTACATTCAATCGATGATGTAATTCAAAAAGATCAGTGGGATAAGTTTATTCAATTAAATGATAGTATTATCTATCAGCATAATTTAAATCAAGGTCTACAAAGTGATGAAGTAAAAATGAATGAAATCATTCATAATATTATGACCCGTTCTATTTATAAATCTGTTGGAGAAATTTTATTAATAACAGATACCGATATAGATTTTGATCACGATGAAAAGAAAGTAATTATTGATAAAGTAATCATTAGTTACAATGATTATGAAAAGTGTAACTACTATCAAGAAAAGAATATTATTAATACAGTTGAGGATAAAGAAGAAGAAAAACTATGTATTATAAGGGTTTATTCCAAAGACGATAAAAGTAAACAGAGAGCAATAGAATCATTTAATCTTCTTCATAGTTATCTTCTTCATCATCAGAAAAGTCATCTTCAATAGAATATTTAGATATATTCTGATGTAATGCTGTCATTAAAGGATGATTCGTTTGTGTTTGAGTAACTAAACGAGGGGCAATTGACATCGATTGTAACTCCTGAAGTAATAATTTCATACAATAGGGTAGAGAAACCATGTTTTTATCTTCTCTTTTATCATCATAAGAGATTAACCCTGTCTTCTTATCAACTTGAACCTTATATGCATCTGAACGTTCCATAACAGACTCCCTCATAAAATAGGATAGACCATGTGCCCAAATAGCCCATTGTTCCATTTCACCTATTCTTAATCCACCTTTATTTGATCTTCCCGATGCTGGTTGCCTTACCAAATGTTGTAAGGGTCCTTCTGCGCGACTATGTATTTTATCATCTACCATGATCTTTAAACGTTGATAATAGGTTGGACCAATAAAGATTGATGTTTTAATTTGGTCACCTGTAATACCTGAATACATTACTTCATCTCCATTCTTTTCATATCCAAAACCTTCAAGAACTTCAGAAAATTCATTAATATCTATATTTTGAAATGGAGTTGCATCACCTAAGAACCCACCCATACATGAACTTTTTCCGAGTATTACTTCTAATAATTGATTAATTGTCATTCGTGTCGGTATTGCATGAGGGTTAATGATAATATCAGGAATAATACCATTTTCAGTAAATGGCATTTCCCAACTAGGGAGAACCATACCACACATACCCTTCTGTCCACAACGAGATGCAAATTTATCCCCTATACCTGGTATTTTCTCTTTACGAATCCTTACTTTACATTTTCTTAAACCTTTCGTAACTTCTGTAACAATTACTTTATCAACGATCCCCGAGGTTCCGTAATTAATTTTTTTACCTGAAACTTTTGTAATATCTTCGCCATTTCTATTTTTTTTAAAACATTTTGAAATAATCGTGTCATTATCAGTTATAATTGTATTTTCTTTAATAAATCCATTATCATCTAATTTATCATATTTTGCAGGATTTAATTTTTGTATATTTTTTTCAAGAAGTGGATTTCCAAAATATTTTTTCTCCCCCCCTACGATTTCTTCTTCATCTTCATAACTTCTTAAATAAAGGGATTTAAACATCCCACGATTAACAGAGGATTGATTTAATATAACAGCATCTTCTTGATTATATCCTGAATAAGAAGCAATAGCAACAATTGCATTGATACCATAGGGAAGCTTATCAACATCTGTATATTTTTTATATCTTGTTGTAACAATTGGCCTTTGTGGGTAATTAAGAATATGTGAGAATGTTTCGAAACGAGTATTGTATGCTGATGAATATACACCTACAGCATGCTTTGTTTGTTGACATGAAAATGCATTCCTTGGATACTGGCTATGTTCTGGGAATGGTATGTTAAGAGAAACTGCACTTAAAATAAGTGAAGAATGAATCTCACAATGAGTATGTTTATTCTCAAATGTTTTCATATCTTTCGCAATGAATTTATTCTCCGTTTCAATTGAATCAATGTATTCAATCGGAGCCGCATATTCTTCAAGAATTTCCATAAAATTTTTATTTGTTTTTAATTCATCAAGTTGTTCTTTAAAGTATTCTGATGTATTAAAATCGGTTGGTATTTGGAGTTGATTGTATAAATACCCATGAATTGCTTTCTTCCATGTTTGAATAAGTGTATAGTCTCCTTCAATTAATGGGTTGTATTTTTTCCCTTTTGAATCCTCTTTTAAATAGAATACTGGCCTTATCATACGACCTGAATCACAAAAGATATGAATCTCGTTCATCTGAACATTCCATGAGATCGATGTAGTGATATTAATAAAACTATTCAGCTTTAATAAGAGCATATATTTCACTAAATAGGACGGATTGTAATGAACTCCGACTAATTTTCCATTTAAGAATACTTTGGATGAATGGTAGAAATCTCTATAAATTACTTGATCCAATGATACAACATCACAATCAAACAATGCATTGAATATATTTTCTTCACTAATATTTGTAGTTACTCTTGCAATAATAGATAAATGGTTAATGATACCTACATTGGAACCATCAGGTGATTCGGTTGGACAAACAAAACCCCATTGTGAATTATGAAGTTTTCTCGGTCCAATTGATTTTGATCCAGAGGGTAATGGATATGATAATCTTCTTATATGTGATAATGTCCCCAACATAACATTACGATTTAAATCTTGAACGATACCCTGACGACTTGATAGACCTGTACCAAAACGGGCACCAAATGACTTCGTAATTGTATCCATAATAGCACTGTCAAAAATTTTTGAAAGGTTCATTGTATGGACCATGTTTGATAGATCAACATCGGAAGATGATTCATAATTCAAACGATATTCATCATCAATTTTACGAGAAGTATTACGTTTAAATTTTCCCCACAATTCCCTGTATAGTTCTAAAAGTAAAGAACCAGGTAGATCAATTCTTTTATTAATATAAGAATCACGGTCTGTTTCATTATACACATTTAAATGTGTTAATAGTATTTTCCTTACAGCAAATCCAAGATATTTTCCTTTTGATATATTATTAGTACCATAGTTAGGGAATAAGTTATTATTTAAGATATCAATGACATTAAAATTTTCTTTCCCTTTCGTATTTAATGATAACAATTTAAATGCATTTTTTTGAGTAAAAATAGGTTGAGCATCTTTAATTGATGGAAGAATTAGTTCATATAACTTATTTTTTAATTGAGCATTATCTGAATCATAAATAATATAGGATAATATATCTTTATCTGTTTCAATACCTAGAGCCCTGAACATAATAAATAGTGGAATATGAATATCAAAGCCTAAGACCCTTACATTAAATACATTTTCTTCAATAATAATATTCTTTTTACTATCTTTAATTTTATGGGTCATATAAGAAATATAATTTGTTCTTGAAGATTGAAATCCTTCATTAGAAATAGATTTGATATTTCCTTGAAGAATAATATTATCTTCTGGAGATCCATTAATGTAAAGAATATTATTTACTTTTTTTTCTTGTGATATCATTACTTTTTCTTTTCCTTTCACAATAAAATAACCACCATGATCATAGGGGCATTCTCCAAAATCGGATAACTTGATTGGATCTAATTTATGGAGTAAACATAACTTCGAATGAACCATAATTGGAATGGATCCTATATTTACTTTTTCAAAATTTTTAACTTTACTTTCACCATCTCTGTTATGAAAAATATAATGAATACCAATATTACACAGAATAGAACTTTGATACGTTAGATTTTTAAGACGTGCTTCATTTGGATACATAACTGATAATGTATCATTATTATAGATCGCAGGTGAAGAAACAAAAATATTTTCAATATTCTTTTCAACTACCTTTCCTTCTTTTTCCTCTTTAATTGTTTTTACCGGAATACCTTCTTCATTAAGAGTTTCACCATAATAGATCCTTATTTCATATGAAAAACTATCTTTCCTTTTATTTTCTCCTTTAAAAAGTATGAATGGATTCTCACGTTGAATAATATTTTTGAGTCCATTTTGTTCTGAAAATATGAATTCATCAAAAGAGTCAATTTGATGTTGTGATTTATAATAATCTGTATCTCTAAAAAATGTATCAATGATATCCCATTCGTTAATTAACTTTTTATCCCCCATAAAACTACAATTATATTATTATGGATTTTTTATTTTAAATGATAGAACATCAAATAAAATATTAGAATATAATATAATATAAATGAGTAATAAGGGTAGAAAAATAACGGGTGGTTATGGCCCCTTCCCCTTAGGAGGAGGGAAAAGAAGTAAAAGAAGAAAGAAGAGTAAAAAAGGAAAAAGAGTGAATACTAAAAGTAAAAAAGGAAAAAGAGTGAATACTAAAAGTAAAAAAGGAAAAAGAGTGAATACTAAAAGTAAAAGTAGGAGTAAAAGTAGGAGTAAAAGAAAGTAAATAATTTAGGATTAAAAAATTAATTTAAAATCTATTTTTAAAATAATTGATAAAATATGAAGAATCAATTATTTCGAATTTCACCGGACATGGAAATTACTGAAAATATCCTCCAGCTATTCGGTATCAAAGATATTCATGATAATCATTCATTTACGCGTGAAAATTTAATTGATTTGAAAACAGTGAAAAACATGGATGAACTTTCGGAGAATTTACTCAAGTATTATATTCCATGCAAATCCAAGAAATATTTAGTAAATTTAAATGAAAAAAAATGCATTACAATTCTACGACAATTCCTAAAAATACATAATCATACATTAATTTCAAAAGAAAAATATGTGAAGGGAAATAAACAACTCTTTTATCAAGTAATCCCTCAACAGATTGATCAATTAACAAAAGATCGTGAAGCAGAAAAAGTAATTTTATCATTTGATTAAATTGATAGGTTGACCCTTACAGGGTGAGAATGATTTACGATGCCATTGTGTAATCCCATATTCTTTGATTGCTTCCATATGTTTCTTTGTACCATATCCCTTATTATTGTGAATATCATATTTCTTTAACTCAGGATAATCTTCAACAAGTTGTAGGATATAATTATCCCGATATGTTTTGGCTAGAATACTTGCCGCAGCAATACTTTTATAAATATTGTCTCCTTTAATGATACACTCGTGGTCAATGAAATCCCCTTGTTCTTTACTATAATATGTATAAAAATGATTCCCATCAACTAATATTTTATCAATCATATTATGTTTGGATATTTCATCCAAACATAGATGCATTCCTTTTAATGAAGACCGAAGAATATTATCTTTATCAATCGCATTATTATCAATCATTTGAATGGAATATGCTTTTGAGTGTTCAATAATAGTATCGTAACATTGTAATCTGTGTTTCTCTGTACATTTTTTCGAATCTCTAATTTCAATACAATGTTCCGGATCTTCATCTAACCAAGTAACTCCTGCTACACAAACAGGGCCAAATAAACATCCTCTCCCTGCTTCATCTAAACCAACTTCCAATTGATCTTTATCTTGATATTGTTTGAGGATATTTTTTTTCATTTAAAATATTAAATAATAATATAATTATGCTTCTAAATAATTTTTTATATACTCGTTCATTAATTCAAAATGAACAATATCATTTCCGAACATCTTTTTCATCATTAATTCCGAAGACAAGGATCAATGAAAGCTCAAAGAATCCACTTGAAGATGAGAAATACAAAGAAGAAATAAAAAAGATCCATATTGGAGGAAAGAATCGTAAAGAAAGGAGATTACAAAGGGAAAAAGACAAATTAGAAGAAGAAAAAAAAGAATTAGAAGCAGAAAAAGAAGAATTAGAAGAAGAAAAAGAAGAATTAGAAGAAGAAAAAGAAGAATTAGAAGAAGAATTAAAAGATGATAAAGAAGGTAAAATTTTAAAGAAGAAGAATAAAGAATTAGAAGAAGAAAAAGGAGAATTAGAAGAAGAAAATGAAGAATTTAAAGAAGAAAACGAAGAATTAGAAGAAGAAAAAGAAGAATTAGAAGAAGAAAAAGAAGAATTAGAAGAAGAAAAAGAAGAATTAGAAGAAGAAAAAGGGGAATTAGAAGAAAAAAATAAAGGGAAGGATGAAACTATTTCACATAATTTTAATAACCGTGAGATTACACTAGATAATATATCCAAAGAAGGTGGTAAGTCATACGATAAGGATATTAAAAACGTTGTAGTATCATTTTTTTAAATTTTTTTAATATAGAATACTATAAATATGAGAAAAAAGGAAATAATCCTTATCTGCTTATTACTATTACTTGTTTACTTTATATTTTCGAGAAGGGTAGAAGGATTTGGAGAGGATGGATTTTTTGAACGATTATTTACATGGATGAGTGGTTCCTCTGATGATTCAGAGTGTGGTAATTGGAGTGATCTAAAAATAGACAATAAAACGAGTAAAATGTATTTACACCCTAAGATAAAATTTAAACCACATATTATCAAAATATGGAATAATTTACACGAGAATTGTACAATAACTAAACAATCACTTACCCAAATAGGAATATCAAGAGAAGTAGTTGATATAATGTTTATGGTTAATGGAGGAAAACCATTCACACAAAAAGATTGTATTCGTTTAATTAATTTGATTATCCCCTCTAAAAATCAATCCAAAAGACAAAAAAAGAAACGCAATGATGCATTGGATAAAATTGTAGAAGAAAACTTCACCAAAAATCCCATAAAGCTCTTGAATATTCTTAAAAAATTACCTGAAATATTTTCATCCTTGTTATATCTATGGATTGGTGGTGGACAAAGAATTACAAAGGATAACTTCAATTTAATATCTGCACTACCACTACAAATTCCCGAAATGTCAAGTATGATTATTTCTGGTGAATTAGATAATCTTTTTAATTTATTTGATACAAATAAGGACGGAATAATTAATCTTTCCGAATTCAGACTTACGAAAATAAGGAAAAATGATATAAAAGAAATATTCCATCGTATAGTCGATAAGGTACCGGTTATTATTGTGGAACAAATGATTGACGAGGGACTTGAATATGATCCTGAAGAATTAAAGAATGGAATCAATAGTTTATTAAATAATATTTATAAGATTGACAAAGATAATGATGGTATCTATATTGAAGAAATATTTCAAGATATATTTAGAACATTAATACTCATAGCTGAAAGGCAGGAAGGCAGGCTAGATAGAAAAATAGATAGATTAAAGACCCATTGTAATAAACAAGTCAATGAATGTAATTGCCCGGATGAAATTAAAAATTATATTTTGGGTTCACGTGATAATAAAAACCCTAAATTATATGAAATAATTAGCTGTAGCACGGATGTAGAGAGAAAGAAGAGGGCCGCCGAGCGCGAAGCGCAGCAGGCCGCCGAGCGCGAAGCGAAGCAGGCCGGCGTCGCAGAGCCACATCGCCGCGTCGATCTGCTTGTCGACGATGCCATTTGGGAGGAGGTCAAGCGGCGGCGGGAGGAGATGCGGCAAGAAGGCGGGGAGACATTGCCGTCGGATCCTGACTCTGAACCTGCCTCTGAACCTGCCTCTGAACCTGACTCTGAACCTGCCTCTGAACCTGCCTCTGAACCTGCCTCTGAACCTGCCTCTGAACCTGCC